AGAGAAAACCCAGGTAAAGTTAGGTTTTTACTTTCTTTTTTGCTTTATTACACTTAAATCACCAAAAATTTTGGAAAAAAGGCTTGACAACAGTACTCCAAAGGGGTACTATGCTAATCGCAAGAGCCAAAAGTTAGCAAATCCCGTGGCTCTTGCGGTGAAACCTGGGGAGAGCCGTCTCCTAATCGTTCAGGCTCTCCCCGACAACTAGTGAAAGGGTTTAAATGGACTTTATGTTTGAGGAAAATTGTTTTGATTTGCTTGACAATTGGGATGAATCTATTGACGATTGGCGTGCTATTTACGACCTTGGAAGCATGGATGAACCTGTTCGGTTTGTTTATCGGGAATCAAACGCTCAAGATTGCGAGATAGCAGCAGCAAAGTATTCAGAAGAGCGGTATAACAACAAGAAGGCGTCGAGCGGTCTTGCTAGGAGTTATTACAGAAAGATTGCTATTGGCTTAATTCTTGATTGGAGAGTGTCGAAGGTCACAGATAAATCATTCTATATGCGCCAACCCAAAGATAGCGACCCCACTAAAGACAAAACGGCTGCTTCGCTGGTTTATAAACCGAATGAATCGCTAACTTGCTTTGTCAACATGGGGGAGTGGGAGTCTAAAGCATGGCACCTTAACGACCTAACTGTACCCCGAGAAGAACTGCCTGAATCGGTTCAAAGTTATTTACTTGCAAATGAAATTCCATGGGTTATGACTCAATCTGCGACAGATTGGGTTAGAGACGTTGCTCTTGGAGGGGAGAACCCTCAAGAATGGGCAAAAGAGAATTTGCACAAATGGTATTGCGATAATGAACTGAGAGGCTACTGGAATGAATAAGACTGATTTCTCAGCAAAGAGAGATATGGTTGGCATAACCCAGCGCCAAATCGCAGATGAACTTGAGTACAGTTTGGATGCAGTAAAGAAATGGGAAAAGGAATCCACCACTTATCCACCAGAGAAAGCGGAAAACTTTATTAAAGAGCGCCTACGAGAGCAGCAAGATTTTGTTGCGAAGACAAAAGAGGACATTCAGAAGGAAACCGATAGTGAGAGCAAATTCTATATTGTCAGGTTTGCGTATTTTCGCTCGCAGGAACAGTTCGACTCTGCTGGCAAAAAGGGAGATTATGGGGTCTATAACGCAAATGTCCGTGCGGCGGCGTTAGAACTGCTCTCAGAGGGCTATTTTGTTGAGTTCAGAGCGCCAACGGAAATGTTTGGGGATATACAAGTATATAAGTACAAAAATTCAGAGAAAGGAATCGTTGAAATGAAAACCGCAGAAGCAATCTCCGTGATTCTGGAGCGTGCGAAAAAATCTATGAGGAAAGTCTCTTTAGAAATGGGTCAGAACCCAAATTATATTAGCACTATTGTGTGCAACGATAAGAATGTATGGTGTGCTACCGCAGCAAGGATTGGCGAAAAGTGCAGTTTCTCGCTTTGTTTTGTGCCGAAGGAAGAAGTAGACGAAGATATGGTGGTTATTGATGCCGACAACGATTAATGGTCAACCATCTAGTAAAGAGATTGTTGCTTGGGCGCAAACTTTGGAAGACCCAGTGTTCTTATCGTTCTCTTGCGGGAAGGATAGCACCGCTGTATGGGCTTTGTTGAGGGAAGCGCATATTCCAGTTATTCCAGTTTATTATTATTTTGTCCCAGATTTAGAGTTCATTCAAGAGACAATTGAAATGTTCGAAGAAGTTTTTGGGCAAAGGATTGTCCAAGTTCCGCATCCGTCGCTTGCTCGCATGTTGTGGTTTAAGGTGTTTCAGCCGCCAGAGCGCAATGGGATTATCGAGGCTGCGGCGCTGCCTGTCGTAGACTCAGATATGTATTGGAATGAAATACGAAAGGATTTTGATTTGCCTAACGCTTGGGTTGCTGATGGTCTTCGAGCGACCGACAGCCTTCAACGGCGGGCAACCCTGACTCGTTATGGGGTAAAGAGAGAAACAGTCAAAAAATTTTCTCCTATTGCTGATTGGTATGCTGAAGAAGTGCGAGAATTCCTTGTTGAACGACAAATCCCTGCGCCAGTTGATTATGAAATCTGGGGACAGAGTTTTGATGGCATATCGGCTAAATTTATGCGTGGATTGAAAGAGCACTTTCCAAATGATTATGAAAAGGTTCTTGAATGGTTCCCGTTTGCAGATTTGGATATTCTAAGAGAGGATACTTATGGTAAGGCTGCAACCAGAGCATAATCGCCCCAGAAAAGAGGATATGGCTGAGAAGGAGCGCATTCGGAAGAACACCGATAGCGAATTCTGGTTCTGTTTATGCTTTAAAACGGAGGCGGAGAAAGCGAGATTCCAAACAATAATTGGGAGCGATAAAGAAACGCTCTCAGGGATTGAGATAAGGGAACTTTGCGCCAACCTTAAACCCGAAAGGGTGAAAAAGTCATTTAAGCGCCCGCAAGCATATCCAGCCCATAAAGACCCTTTGGCTGACGTTGAATACAGCGGATTTTTGATGCTAGATGAATACGCAGAGTTGCAAGCATTAAAAAAAGCCTTCGAACACCCAGGGAAAGCAAAGCATATAACAGAATCAAAGCATTACATTCGTGTTTTCTTTGCTAATAGGGCAGACAAGTTTGAGTTTCTGAAAGAGTGGAACCTGTCCAAATATGGCGATAAGTATCTTGATGGGTCTACTTGGCTAAAAGAGTGCATGTAATTGCAGTTCGTATAGGGGTAATATCATATTATGGAAAATTGTGTGGCAACAGAAGGGCGGTGTTTTATGCGCAACCGCATAAAAAATATTGCAGCGGTTATTCGTTCATCTTCTGCGCCAAGAGCATCGTCAACTACTGTGTCTGATATTTTAGGCGTTGCGTCTGACGTAATTTCGAACTTGTTCGGCGGGTCAGATTTTGGGCAAGGGCTATTAAATGGCTTAAGAGAGGGTCTTCGGGCGTTTGAGAAGGCGGCAAGCCAAAACGCCCTGATTAGAATTATCAAAAATGCAATTCTTCGTCATTTGCCTATGGACTACCTCAAGGCTTTAGGCAAGACTGACTTTGCGAATGCCCTCGAAAATGTAGTAACTGATTATGTTCAGAGCCTATTCACTAAGCACCTAAGTCCAGAAAAGTTATGGAATGCGACAGTTGTATTTGGTGAGCAGACGCTTAAATATGCGCTAGCGTCGTCTAAGAGGTCGGGCATTCTTCCCGATTTAAGGGCAGGCGTTTCTGCTGCTATTAAATATGCCAAAGGGACTGCGACCTACAATTTAAAATCAGCGATTTTAGGCGAAGCGTTTGAATCGCTTAATAAGCAGGTATTCGGGACAGATTCTCAGGGCAATTCACTCGCTCCCAAAAAGTACAACTATTATTCAGTGTCTAGTTGGAAGAAGAGGCGCCGCAAATCCCGTGTTAAGAAAACTAATCTTTGGAATAGGACATAGATATGCCTACTGTTATTAAAGGACAACCAACAAGCGACGTTATCCGCCAGGAGTTAGCCGATAAAGGTGAACCTGTGATTCTTGCGTTCTCATGTGGGAAAGACAGCATCGCAACATGGGTAGCACTTGAGGAGGCGGGCATAGAGGTAGTTCCAGCCTATCTCTACCTTGTGCCTAATCTGCAATTTGTCTTGGATAGCCTTGCATACTTTGAGGAGGTTTTTGAAAAACCTATCGGGTATTATCCCCACCCTTCGGCGTTCCGTTACATGGAAAGTGCGTTGTTCCAACCGTATGAACGGCTTCCTATTCTTTCAAGTTTCGGTCTGCCAAAAGACGTAACTTACGAGCAGGTTTGGGATTGTGTTCGTGTTGATGCGGGATTGCCTGAGAATACCTTGGTTGCCAATGGCGTTCGTGCGGCAGATAGTCTTGCTCGCAGAGCAAATTTTGTTCGGTCAGGCTATTACAACTTTTCAAAACATAAGGTATCTCCGATTGGAGACTGGGTGAAAGATGAAGTAATGGCAGCGATTGAGCGAAAAGGCGTTGAATTGCCGATTGATTACGAATTATTCGGGCGCTCCTTTGATGGACTCGATGCAAGGTTTATCGAGCCGATTCGAGAGAATTTGCCAGAAGATTTCGCAGTGCTTAAAGAGTGGTTTCCATTCATTGAGGCGGATATTTACAGGCGAGAGTGGTTTGGATAATGAGACTACCCAGCAAACCAACATATACCCCCAAAAAGGAACGGGAATTTACCTCAACTGAGTTGGAAGACCAGTCAATTGCAGAGCGTGATACGAGAGAGCGGAAGCGCCGCCATTATGCAGGTGACGGGAATACCTTTCTCTATATCTACTTTGAGAGCGCCCTCGAAAAAATGGAATTTGGAAAATTGATTGGCGATGATAGCGACTTTATTAAAGGGGAAAGCCTTAAAGGCTTAATTGAGCCGAAGGGGTTTCCGAAGCCAACAAAGGTAAACCGTTTGTACATTAAGCCAGTTGATGCGACTGAAGCGGAGGACGAAAGCGATTTTTGGTTATCCTGCTGGTCTCGTTTGTGGGATTGCTTTTTGGAGCACAGTGAGCATCATTGCGTCTGTCTTGTTTTCCAAACTGGAGAAGATGCAGCAAAGTTTCTTGCGATTGAAGGGTGGCGGCAGTTTGGAGACCGCTTCCTTGATGGTTCTAAGATTCTAGCCAAACTACGATAGGAGAAACATGGCGACAAAGTCTAAAAAGAGCACTGCGAAAAGCGGTGCCAAATCTTCTAATGCCAAATCTGGGGCGAAGAAGAGCACAACCAAGAAGGGGACTGCCAAAAAGCAGTCAACTTCAAGTAAAACTAAGACGACCAGGGCTAAGAGTTCTACTGCTAATAAAAGCACTCGTGGAGCATCCAAGAGCACAAAGAGCCAGAGCAAAAGCACCAAAGCGAAAGGCTCGAAAGGTAAAAGTGGGTCAGGTTCATCAAGGAAGAAGTCAAGCGCCGAAAAACGCTTAACAAGAGCATCATTTAAGGGACTGACTAAATCTGAGAGAAGAGTTGCTGAGAAAGTTACAGCCCAGAAGAAAGCAGAGGGGTTTGATAACGAAAGTGCGGTTGCTCTCAGTCTGCATGCAGCATCTAAACTTGAGAATAAAAATAAGTCGGAATTAGCAGGTGCTGTTTCTCAGGTTACAAAGGGCGTTACTTCTGATAAGGGAATTATTAAAAGAATGACTAGTCCCTCTGGTAAGTCTGCTCTTCCTGCGTCATAATGAAACTGCCAGATAATAAACCCTTAAAAGACCAGTCTATCGCAGAGAGAGCAAAGAAAGAAGCAGACCGTTTTGCTTATGCCTGCGATGGCGGGTGTTATATCAATGTGTACTTTAATACAGAATCAGACAAGAAGAAATTCTGTAAGTACATAGGTGTTAAAGTAGCCGACTATATTGATGGGACAAAACTTCCTGACGTCAAAGTCAAACGGGGCGTTGCCAAATTCAACATTCCTGACGCTGACCCTGAGTGGGAACTTGAAGAAGAATATGGCACATACGCTGAGTTCTTTTTAGATTTGTTTGACAACTATCTCGGCGGTCTTGTCCAGGTCAAAGAGAAGCCTTCCATATTTTTAATTTTTCCGACAATGGATAAAGCGATGGAATTTTCTCGCTCTAGTAACTGGGGGGGGCGACTTGGTCAACGATTTGTCGATGGTTCTCGATTTTTGGAGATGATGAAAGATGCCTAGATATTCGAAAATGACAAAAGAAAATCAATTGAAGTACGATGCGCTTGAGCGGCGAGCGACTGCTTCAAAACAGAATTGGGTGCGTGGAAGCCTGCTTATCGGTATGCCATTTCATGTTTATAAGTGGAACCAAGCAAGAGATACTCGCAACCAACTCCAAACGCAAGCAAAAAAAGAGTTTGGTAGCAAGGCTACTGTTGGGAAAGGCAAAACATTAACCATCAAAAGCAATTCTCTTCGTGCAAGAGAACTTGAGATTGGGGCTAATGAAGCGAATCGAAATAGGATAATGTATCGTAACTCAGGATTATTCGGACTCCCTTATGCCATTTACGCAAGGCAAAAAGCGGTTGGGCAGTTTAATCAGTTTAAGACCATTTATGTCACTGGTTCGCAGGGTTAATTATGGAAAAGCCTAATCTACCTGAGACAACAGACTTTCCAGAGGAGACCATTGAATGGTTTGAGGCATGGAAGAACTCCTCCAGGACTGATACATGGGATGCCCCTCAGTGGCAATACATGTTCGATACAGCAATTGTTCATGCCCTTATTTATGCTTCAAATCAATTTAATCTTTTAGGGGAACTTCGAGCGAGATTAGCCTTTATGGGACTTGATTTCGACCCGCCGAAGGTCAAAAGCGAAGTTATAATCACAGACTTCGATAAAATAAAGGAGAGGTACAACAGTGGCGAAAAATCGCAGAGGAGGGCAAACTCCTAATTATGCGATTGTTCCTCACTCAATTTACTCTGACGGTAAAATTTGCGGTGAGTTTGCCGCAGCCTATGGCTTAACTCCAGACCCCTGGCAGCAACTCATTTTGGATGGGTGGCTTGCTTGTAGGAAGGATGGGAGTTATGTTGCGGGCACTTGTGGCGTTTCCGTGCCACGTCAGAACGGGAAAAACGCCATTCTTGAAATGGTTGAACTATTTAAGTCAGCCATTCAGGGAAGAAAAATATTGCACACTGCTCATGAAGTTAAAACCTGCCGAAAGTCTTTTCTAAGGTTGCAAGGCTTTTTCGCTAATGAGCGGCAATACCCAGAACTGGCAGGGCTTGTGCAATATATCAGGCAAACGAACGGTCAGGAAGCAATTGTCCTAAACAACGGTGGTTCAATCGAGTTTATCGCTCGTTCTAAATCATCTGGTTTAGGGTTTACTGTTGACGACGTAATTTGTGACGAGGCGCAGTTGCTTGACCAAGAACAAGTATCTACTTTGCGACCAACAATGGCTGCGGCGCCTAGCGGAAATCCTCAATTATTTTTAACGGGGACACCGCCCCGCCCAGGCTTTTCGGGTGGCGTTTTTGAGCAAACTCGAGAGAAAGCCCTAAAAGGAGCAGCGAAACGAACTTGTTGGTTTGAATGGAGCGAAGAAGAAGTTGGCGACGTTCGTGACCCACAGAGATGGTACAAGGTAAATCCTGCATTGGGGTATCGCTTAAGCGAGACAGTTATTGAAGACGAACTTGCCACAATGGATGATGACAAATTTGCTCGTGAGCGCCTAGGCTGGTGGTCAAAAACTGGATTTAGCAGTGTTATTGATGAAACCATGTGGGCGAATGGATATGTGGATGAAGCGCCTGCTTCTGGTAAAGAAGCAATAGGGGTCAAATTCTCAGTAGACGGTACTCGTTTTTGCGTTTCTATTGCAGTCAAAAACCGCAGGGATTATTTTGTTGAGTTACTCTTTTTTGAAAATCTAGCGGATGGGCTGGATTCTCTAGTTCAGTGGATTGTTGAGAGGCAGCATAAGATTGCGGGCGTTGCTATTGACGGGCGTGCTGGGACAGACATTTTGCTTTCGAAATTGCGCGAAGAGGCTTTCCCCGAGAAAGGGTTGTTAATTCCAGGGACTCGGGGTGTTGTTGCCGCATCGACGTTGCTTTTGAATGCCGTAAATGAAAGGCGTTGCTTTCATGTTCAGGATGGGCAGGAAATACTTAATGAATCAGCGACAAAGTCGGTAAAGAGAGACATTGGGAAAGACGGCGGTTGGAGTTTTGACGGTGATTTAGCACTGCCTATTGAAAGCGCCGCTCTTGCTCTTTGGGCGGTTGATAACACTAAGAGGAACCCAAGAAAGGGGAGTAAACTGCTGTGATTCAGACAGAAATGTACCAAGTTCAGCCATCCGACGTAAAAGGGCTGAGTGATGATGAAGTTGAAAAGTTCAATGAACTTTTGCGAATTTGGCAAGACAAGGCTACTAACAATCGTATCCAAACAGAGTTTTACGAGCAAAGAAACAAGTTCATTGATTTGGGAATTGCGATTCCGCCGAGCATGCGAAATATCAATGCTGCGATTGGTTGGGCAAGCATGGCGGTTGACTGCCTCGCAGAAAGGTCAATCTTTGACGGCTTCACATTTAGAGGAAAAAGGCGAGACGACATTAGCGACATTCTTGAAGCGAACAATTCGAAAGAACTTTATTCTGAAGCATGCACAACTGAACTTATTCATTCCTGCTCTTTTTTAACGGTTTCTCGGGGAGACGAGAACGAGCCGCCAGTTGTTCTTAACGCATACAGTGCGCTTGAGGGGGCTGTTGTTTGGGATAGGCGTAATAAGAGACCCAAGTATGGGTTTGCAGTAACAGACACAACAGTTCCCGATTCCACAGGAAGGGTAGAGCCAACTGAAGTTAATTTATATCTTGATTACGCCACCGTCGTTTGTCGGCGACTTAATAACACCTGGTATGCTGAGCACCTCACCCACTCACAAGGGAGACCGCTGTTTGAAGTTTTACGCAATGAGCCATCTCTTATGCGACCGATGGGAAAATCCCGTATCTCTCCAGCGGTTATGGCGTACACAAATTCGGCTATGCGCTGTGCTGTCAGAGGAGAGTTGTCTTCTGAATTGTTTGCTTCTCCACAGAAGTATCTGCTAGGTGCCGACGATGGGGTGTTTGGCGAGCAAGAAGACGAAGATGATGATGAAGTGACCAAGATGCGAAAGCGGGCTGCGAGAGAGCGGTCTAAGATGCAGGCATACTTGGGGACTATTTTTGCTGTTACGCCAAATTCGAATGGGGACATTCCTCAATTCGGACAGTTAAGTCAAATGAGCATGGAGCCGCACAACTCCTATATGTACATGTTAGCAAAAATGTTTTCAGGTGAAACATGTATTCCTGTATCTCGTTTAGGCGTCATGGCGGAATCAAACCCTACGTCGTTTGAGGCTATCCAAGCGATGAATGAACCGCTCATTCTTAAGGCACAACGCTTAAATGAGACTAATGGGAACACACTTAAAAATGTTGGGCGGCTCATGCTCGCTATTATGGGGAATAAAACACTTGCTGATTTGACCGATGATGAACGCAGATTATCTGTATCTTGGGCAGACCCATCCCGCCCAAGTACAGCGGCGCAGACTGATGCTGCCACAAAACTTGCGTCAATTTTCCCATACTTTACTGAATCTGACGTGGCTTTGGAGATGGTTGGATTTAGCGAAGAGCAAATTGCTCGTCTCAATGAGGCAAAGTCAGAGTACGAAAAGAAACAAGAAGAAGCGAAGGCAAAACTTGAGGAGCAAATGAACCCCGATGCGGGGGAAGAAGATAGCAGTCAGGAAGAAGAAGCGCAAACTGATGAAGCGAGCACCGAATAGGTGCTCTTTTCATAAGCGGGCAAACAACAGCCCTAAATTGTTGGCAATCGACCGCTGTAGGCGGGAAAGGAGCCGATTATGGCAGAGCAGGGAACTGAACCTACTTCCCAGGAGGAGGAAGAAATTCAGGAACGGACTTTCACCCAAGAAGAACTCGACAAAATTGTTCAAGAACGATTAAGTCGCCAGTCAAAACAGGTGAAGGAGGGGCAAGCGGCTATTCAGAAATTGCAAGAACTTGAGGAAGCCGAAAAAACAGAGCAGCAAAAACTTCAAGACAAACTTGCAGAAGCAGAAAGCCGAATTGCTGATTTTGAAAAGCGTGACGAGATAGCATCCATTAAATCGGAGGTTGCTCAAGCGCAAGAAGTGCCAGTTGAACTGCTACGGGGTTCATCTCAAGAAGAGATTGAGGCTCATGCCGCTCAACTGAAAAAGTATCTCGAAAAGCCAAGTGCGCCAGTTGTCCCAAATGAAGGAAAGCATAGTGACGCACAGCCGCAAGGTGATTGGCTGAGAGAAAAGTTACAGAGATAGAAAGGATTGATAATGGGTTACACAGACATTATCGGGGAGGCTCAAGTAGCCGACCAAATGATTCCAGACCAGGAAGTGAACCAAATTTTACAGGAAGCGGCGCATGGCTCGGTCATGATGTCTAACGCTCGTATTGTTCGAATGACTGCTCGCAAGTATAAGCAGCCCGTTCTTGCAACTCTTCCTGATGCGTATTGGGTAGATTCTGAGACTGGTCTAAAGCAAACGACGAGCGCAAGTTGGGAAGGCTTGACCATGACTGCCGAGGAATTGGCTGTGATTGTTCCTATCCCCGACACTTTGATTTCCGACTCCAGTGTTCCTTTGTGGAATGAAATTCGCCCGCTTATTATTGAAGCGATGGGTCGAAAGATTGACCAGGCTTGCATTTTTGGCGTTGACAAGCCTGACACCTGGGCTGATTCTATCCTTGATTCAGCAACTGCTGCGGGCAACACTGTGACTCGTTCTGATGATGAAGATTTGGGCGAGAACGTCTCTACGTTGGGCGCAAAGATTGCTGCTCAGGGTTACGGCGTTAATGGCTTTATTTCCAAGCCTGGTATGCAATGGGAGTTGGTCGGTCTTCGCGACAAGAATGGGGCGCCCATTTATACAGCACTTGCTGGTGACACCAACCAAGGCTTGTATGGTTATGCCTTTAACGAGGTAATGAATGGTTCTTGGGACAGTGAGAAGGCAGAACTGATTGCTCTTGACTGGACTAAGCAATTAATTGGTGTTCGCCAAGACGTTACTTTTGACGTGTTTAGCGAGGGCGTTATTTCTGATGCTGATGGCAAGATTGTGTTGAACTTGATGCAGCAAGACACCAAGGCTTTGCGCATTGTTTTCCGTGTTGGCTATCAGGTTGCTGCGCCTGTCACTCGTGTTCAGACAGAAGGCGAGAAAGTTTATCCTGGCGGCATTGTGCTGCCTGGTGCTTCTGCATAGGAGTGACTTATGAAAGCAAAAGTAAAGAAGCCGTTTTTCGATAAGAAGGTAGGCATTAAGCGCAAGGCTGGTGAGACGTTCGAATTGACTGAAGAGCGTTTTGCTGAGATTGAGGCTAAGATTGCTGGTTATATTGAGAAGTTGGCTGAAAAGCAACCAAAGAAAGCCGCAAAAAAGCAAACTCCTGCTAAGGAGGAGAGCAAGGCTACTAAAGAATAGAGGAACTAATGGCAGACGTTGACCCTTATGCAACCGCAGAAGATTTACAGTCCAGATGGCGAGAGTTAACTGAGGCTGAATTAGCCCGAGCGGAAGTTCTTATTCAAGATGCTTCTAACATGGTCGCTTCTCGCAACCCAAAGGCATCTGCTGAAATTTGTAAAGCAGTGGTCTGTGAGATGGTGAGGCGAGTTATGTCTGTTGATAGAGGCGGGATTACGTCTCAATCGCAAACCGCTGGCTCTTTTAGTGAGAGTTTTAATTACTCGACTAGTTCTGGGTATGGCGATTTGCGAATTATGCCAAGCGAGGAAAAGTTGCTTGGCATTGGCTCTATGCGGATGGGCTATGTGTACCCAAATGAGGTGTATAAAGCATGAGGGGAGAAACCATCACCATCTATTCTTATGTTGCCACAGGGCGTGATGATATGGGCGATACCATAAAAGAGTGGGTTTCAGAAACACTCGATAACGTTTTAATCGCTCCTGTTGAGCCAAGTGACATTGCGGATGCTGTCAATCCAGAGCGAGTAAAAGCCGCCTACGAATTATGCCTCCCCAAAACCTTCGTTGGCGACCTGCAAGGAGCCAAAGTTGTTCTTCCTAGAGAGGAAAAACCGTTTTGGGTTGAAGGCAGGGCAGAATATTTCCCTGACAATGGGTTGACCCCGACCAGTTGGCATTCGAAAGTGAGGGTATACCGTGTCGAAGGCTAGAAACCGTGTGGAGCCTAACAGTTCGGAGGTTCGGGCACTTCTGCGAGACCAAGAGATGCAAGATTATTGTCTTGAGTGTGCTCAAAAGATTGCCGACACCGCCGAGCGAATTGGCAAAGGCTCATACATGGCGAACGTCGTTGCTGGGCAGAACCGCGCTCATGCAATTGCTACGACAAAAGGCATACGGTCATATTTCGACAATAAAAGAAACAATACTTTATTGAAAGCGATGGGCGGAAAATGAATATCGAAAAGCGTCTTATCTCATGGCTTAGCGGGTATGGTTATGACGTTTATCATCGGGTTCCTGTTGAGCGACCAGACGAATTTGTAACGCTCCAAAAAGAGACCAGTTCTCATGGGGCGGGCAAGATTGAGTACCCATGTGTAGCGATTCAGGTGTGGGGTACAAGCGATAGCAGCGTTTCCGATACAGCAGAGGATATTGTTAAGTTGATTAAGTTTCATCTAAATGAACAAGATGATATTTCTGTCAAAGGAATTACAGGTGCTTACGACTATTTTGATGATGATTCAAAAACACCTCGCTACCAAATTGTTTTGGATTTAGTGACGACAAGTTAGGAGTGAATTATGGCTGACGCAAATAATGCCGATAATGTATCAGTAGGCAAGCCGCTAACGTCGGGTGGTGTTTATCTTGCACCGAAAGGCACAGACTTGCCGACAAATGCGACAACTGACCTTCCTGATGCCTATGTGAATCTTGGATTTGTTTCTGAGGATGGCATGACCAAGTCTATCGACACCGACAGTACCGAAATTAACGAATGGGGCGGCAATGTGATTAAGCGCATTCGCACCTCTTGGGGCGAACAGTTTCAGTTCGTGCTTATTGAAGGCAAAGAAGACGTTTGGAAGTTCGTATTCGGCGAGGAAAATGTTAAGACTGATGGGGAAGAAACTGTAATTTATCACAATGCTGGCTCAGACACCGAGTGGGTTCTCGTATTTGAGATTCTTCTGACTAATGGCGGCAAGAAGCGCATCATCGTTCCGCAGGCTGTTGTGATTGAGCAGGGCGACGAAGTCTATAAGGCAGATGAAGCAATCGGCTATGAAGTTACGGTCAATGCTAACTTCTTCGATGGCAAGAATGCTTCATATGAGCGTGTGTCAAAAGGCGCAGCAGCGTAGTAGTACGCATGATACAGAAACAACTGGTTAAAAGGAGAAACAATGCTAGATTTTAGCGTAATGGATGAACCTCAAATTGATGCTTGGGCATTAGAGAATGACGTCGACCTGTCGGCGTATAAAACGAAGGCAGAGAAAGCCGCTCGTTGCACAACAGCAAATCTTGAAGGTTATGGCAAACAGAAGATTGAAGTCATGGGGGTAAAGGTTAAAATTTCCCCTTCAATCTTCAATGATTATGAAGTTGTTGGCATGCTAGGTGAGGTTCAAGCGGGCAACGTTTTTATGATGCCAAAACTTTTCGAGAGGGTTTTTGGGGAAGACTTCCCCCGCATTAGGGCTGAATTGACCGAGCACTTCGGCGGCAACTTTAATTTAGCCATTGTGTCCGCTTTCTTCTATGACGTGATGGAAGCAGTTGATACAAAAAACTAATCGGGCTACTCCGTGCCTTACTTAAACATCGAGCGGAAGTAAGGGCTGATTTCCAGCATTATTACGGTCTGAATATCAGCGGCATGGGGGTAGATTTTTCATATCTCTATGCCGCTGACCTATATGCTCAGTTGCCAAACGACGCTCGTGCAGTAAGCGCCTTAACGGACTTACCAGCATGGAGTAAAACCGAGTGGCTATTAGCATCTATCGAGTATGCAATAGCCCAGCAAACATTTGTGAATTCAACAGATGCTAAGCACCGAGAAAAGGCGCCGAAGCCTCTGTTTTATAACGATATTAAATCGAAGAAAAACCAAACAGAAAACAACCTTTTTGCGGGCGCTGCGGTTATGACGGTTGACCAATTTGAAGCAGAGTTGAAGCGGAGGAACACAGCGAAGGGAGATTAGATGGCACGGGAAATCGCTCATGGGTATATCTCAGTCTCCCCGAACATGAGTGGATTCTTTAAGCAGATAAATGCTGAGATGAACAGTTCGCAGATGGCTAATGCTGGTGCGATTGGTGGGAAGACCATTGGTGGTAAATTTGTAAGCGGCGTTGGCGGCGCAGCAAAAAAAGTTGCTAAGGTGGGGCTTGCATCTCTTGCGGCTATGGGTGCTGGCATGAGCGTAAAAACATTTGGCGGCGGCATGTCTCGTGCCCTCGCCTTAGACTCTGCGAATCTTAAAATTAAAGCCCTTGGGCTTAATGTTGATAAGGTAAAAGAGAGCGCCCTAACGGCTGTTAAGGGAACTGCATTTGGGCTTGATGCCGCATTTACTGCTGCTGGCACTCTTGGTGCATCGGGCATTAAAGAAGGCACAGAAATGACCAAGGCTTTACAATCTGCCGCTGGCGCAGCCGCTCTGAGTGGCATCTCGATGGAGCACATGGCTACCATGTATGGTAAGGCATCTATCGCTGGCAAGGTTCACAACGACATTCTCAACCAACTTGCAGAAAACGGCGTTAATGCAACTGGCGCCCTTGCTAAAGAGATGGGCGTCGCCGAATCGCAGATTTTTGAACTTGCAAAAGGTGGCGAAATTTCCTTTGAGACGTTTTCAAATGCTATGTATAATGCATTTGGTACAGCGGCTTATGGCGCAAATGACACATTTCAGGGCGCCTTAGCGAATGTCCAAGCAGCCCTTTCTCGTTTGGGCGCTCAGTTTGCGACTCCTGTTGTTGAGAACGGCACTCTTATATTTCAATCTCTTATTACAACAGTCGATAATCTCGCTACTGCACTTGTCCCTGCCTCGGATGCTTTTGGGGAAATCGTTAAATCTTTTGCTGGCGGACTTATCGGCGGGCTTGATTCATTCAACACTTACATTGCTGAGGGTGGTAGCATCTCTGGGTATTTTGCACAACAGGTAAATGATTTGGCATCCGCTTTCTTGAATCTTGCCCCCATACAATTCGTATCAGGCTATTTAGAGCGTATTATCAATGCGGCGGCTGGCTCTACTGCATTGCAGACGCTGGCAAATTCAATCATGCAGGCGGCTCAGGCATGTGCCCAGTTTGTACTAGATGGTGGGGCAGTTGGAGCAATTTTGCCCAAGGTTGAACCCCAATTAGCAAAGGTTGGTGACGCCTTTGTTGGGTTAGTGGAAAATATAGACCCCGCAGTAGCAAATTTAGAACCTCTCGCCCAAAAAATGAAGAGCGTTGCTAGCGCATCGAAAAATATGGTCACCAACCTCAACTTTGGTGAAATCTCTGAGCAGTTGAAAACTTCTCTGACCAGCACCAAAGATTTCTTCTCTACTATTGGCTCCTTCTTAACAGAAGGAATTAATATATCGCCCAGCGGCGCAGCATTTACGGCAATGGCTACTGCGTTTACTGCGGCGGCAAAGCCCCTTGCTGGCATTTTCCCACGTGCTGCTCAAATTGCATCTTCCGCTGTGAATGGAGTTGGCAAGGCTTGGGGTTGGACAAGTAAAATCCTAATTGGTTCTGGCGGGATTAAGATTGCCGCTGACAAACTATCTGAATTAGCGAGCGCCTTTAAAACGGTTGGCGACGACGCTGCACAATTAGGCGTTAAAGGTTCTGGGGCGTTTGGGGCGCTGTCAAGTAAAGCATCTGCTGTTGCTGCCAAGATTAACGCTTTGCCATTCTTCAGCCCAAGTAAACTTGTTGGGGATGCTAAAGCCGCAGGGTCTCTCATGGCTGAGAGTTTTAAGGGAGCATTTGGAAAGATTGCCCAAGCGGCGGGAGCCACTCCTGACATGAAGGCAAAGATTCTTTCAAAGTTGCCTTCGCTTTCTAATATCACTCAACGCATGGGGACACCTCGTATTATTGCTGCGTTTTCGTCTATCGGAGCAAAGATTTCAACTGCACTTAGCCCGCTGACAAATTTGCTCAAGCGTGGGCTGGAGCCACTTCTTGCTAAACTGCCGCAGATAAGTATCGGATTTGGTGGCTCAATGGGCGCTGTTGGTAAATTCGTATCAACTCTGACTAAAGTGTTTAACCCGATTGGTATGATTATTTCATCATTTATTACGATGATGGCAACCAACGAGCAATACAGGAGTGCTGTGTTGGGGCTGGTGCAAAGTATTGGGTCAACTCTAATTCCAGTTTTTGAGACGTTATTTGTTTCATTGCTTCAAATCGGGCAGACAGTGCTTCCTGTTGTCCTTGACGTCATGGATGCACTGACCCCAGTATTTGCACAAGTTGCACTTGTTGCAATTCAATTGGTGGCTGCAATCGCTCCGCTTGCCGCCCAATTAATTAATCTGGTCTTGCCAGTTGTCGTGCAAATCATTCAATCGCTTGCTCCATTTATTCAGGCGGTACTGCCCATTGTTGTGACTGTAATTAACACAATATTGAGCATCGTTACTGCGCTAATGCCAGTTGTGCAGACTGTTCTATCTGTGGTTGTAAACCTCGTTGGCGGAATTATTATTCCATTTCTTGGCATGGTAATTACAACAGTAATGAACATTTTAACTGTAGTTACGTCGGTCATTGGCGCAATAGTATCAATTATCGGTGCGTTTATTACAACGGTGCTGTCAGTGGTTGCCCCGATTGCGGAGACCATTTTTGGATTTTTTAATGCGGTTACAAGCATTGCGACACAAGTGTTTTCAGGCGTGTTTACGACCGTTAATACCGTTTTTAGCGGCATTGCTAATATCGTAAGTGGATTTTACAACACCATTTCTGGCGTTTTTACTCATGTCCAAGCAATTGCGGGACAAGTTTGGTCAGCAATCCGTTCAACGATTAGCAATGTTATTAGTGGGATGATTTCCAAATTCTCGTCGTTCGGCTCAAGAGTTGCCGCTATTTTTGGTCAAGTAAAAAATAAAATTGTCGGTGTTTTTACTAGCATATACGAGAAGGCGAAAAGTGTTGTCTCAGGGATAACCGACTTTTTCGGCTCGATTCCAGGCAAAATTTCGGAAATGTTTTCTAACATTCATGTCCCTACATTGCATGTTGAAGGCGGATTCAATCTTGACCCAACGAATTTTCAGATTCCTCACATTTCCTTCTATGGAAAGGGCGGTATCTATCGGGGCGCACACATTGGCGTGCTTGGCGAGAATGGGTCACCTGAGGCAAACATTCCTCTTGATAGAGGCATGAGACCGTTTGCCGCTGCCATTGCGGACAACATGGGGAATTCTGGCACAACATACAACATTTACGTTGACGGGAACAAGATTAATGATGATGAAGCGATTAGGGCTAATGTTGTGGAGTTAATTACGAATGCGCATCGTGTTGCGATGGTAAGGAGTTAGAATGTCGACCCTAAATACTAAGTACATTGCGCCAACTGACCTAGCGACTAATTCTTACTATGGGCAAGGCACTTCAGGCACTGCCGCCAGTCCTGTATATGTGGGCAGGGGTAGTGACACTCGCTATTGGGCATGGAAGAGCAAGTATTCGACCTTCCAGATTCGCTGGAAGTACCGAGATTTTCTGCTGCCAGAAGATGGCAGTGTCACAGAGGGCGAGTGGGGCGATTACAGCGAGTGGATGTGCGACGACCCCGACTTGGATGCTAGTGATTGGGACAATTGGGATGCGTCTAACACAATCGCCTTCGGTTCTGGCTCGACAGATTATCATTGCCATGTAGCGGGATTCTCAAAAACCGATTTAGATACGACTATTGCAGATAGGCGAGAGTATACCGTTCAGATTAGGGCGTATAACGAGCCGACCACTGAGCATGGAGTGACTTACGAGGACACTTATGAACTGGATGTGCCTCCTGACATTGAAGTGCTGTCGCTCACCTATGAAGATTCAGACTCGACTATCCTGGCGGAATTGCGTACTGATTATGCCAGTCGTGTCCACAATCTGTCCTATTCAGCGTGGGTATACGGGTCTAAACCGAGCAAGCCGACAATGAAAACGGGAGAATTGACAACTAACTCTGCCAACGAAGGGTATTTAACAATTACCCCGAGCGATTTTGGATTTACTGCCAAACCAGGGCAGAAAGTAACGGTTTATTTCTATGAGAGTAACGATTTAATCGTTGAACCAAGCGCCCAGCAGCAAACTCAATATGTCACACTGGTATTCGCTGCCCTTAATGACAAGTTTGTCGCACCGACCGAACTGGGGGCTAATGCTGAGATTACGCAGACAGGCTACTCAGGCTGGGTGTCCGAGTCTATGGCGGTCAACAACGCAAGTCATGACAACTATTACTGGACTTGGCTTTCGCCTTATTCCACTTTTCAAATTAGATGGCGATGGCGTGATAGACTCTTGCCGACCGACACTACCAACGACATTGGCGACTGGGACAATTGGAGCGCATGGACATGCGACGACACTTCGCTCGATGCCGAGAATTGGGATAATTGGGATTGCAAGAACACTATCGCATTTGGCAATCGCACTGGCACACCCCATACTCATACAGCAGGTTTTGCTGTTGCTGACTTAGATACCACTCTCGCTGATAGACGTGAGTACGAGGTACAGGTGCGCGCATATAATGAAACCAGCAACGAATTTGGTGTTACATACGATGATACGTTTTTGCTTTACTATCGCCCTTCGATTACGGTTAAAAAGGCAACGCTAGGCGCCAGCGGGGAGTTACGAATAACTGTCGACACCGATGCAGCGTGGGGAGACAATAGAGTTCAGGTATGCGTTTGGCTCTCCGAAAATGAACCTGTTCGCAAAGTCTATATAAGCCGACCCATGTGGGCGTCTCCTAGAAGCGGAGAAACTGTTGAAGCAGCATTTAGGCTAGACGACGACGATTACAACTTCAATGCCGATATTGGAGATGAAATCGTTGTCTCTTGTAAAACTATTAACGACCTGTCCGTTCTTTCAACAGAGCAAGAACAACGTGTAACTATCGAACCGTACTCGGACACTTACGAACCTAACGTCACTTTCGAAGTCATTGATAATGAAGATGGCACCGCTATTGTCTCAGTTAAAGATGATTCTGCTTACGATTGGACTTCCATTAGCACTGCTTTTAAATGGTACCTCCCCTGGGGCGGTCGTGTAGATATGAAGGCGATTAAAACCGAAGTAGTGTCTAAGACTGGCAGCAATAAAGAAATTAGATACACTGTTTGCCCGCCGCTCCAGCAGAATTGGCAAGCGCGCACCATAGTCACCACTGTCGCCACTGATAAGACTAAGGAATATTCCACTGGGTGGGTTCAACTCGATAAGGTAACTGCTGGCGGCGCAGCGTTTTTGATTGTTGATGGGGTCGCAACTGCTGGAGTTCGCTATAACATGACGCTATCTTCGTCAATGACACCAGACTCTGAGGTGTATAAGTGCGCAGGTCGGGAACGAGAGATTTCTCGATATGGCGTTGGTGGTCAGCATGTGCTTAAAATAACTGGCTATGTTTTGGAAGACGATGATTACAAAAGCGACGATGGGATTTATAAATCTTGCAATGTATATGCATGGGAGCGTGTCCAAAAAAGGGGTCTTCTCAAAGATGCAACTCTTAATCTTCCTGGCGGGTATCAATATAACGTTCGTGTTGACACCTTGGACATTAACCGTAAGCACCCTGATTACGCAGAAATTAGTGTCTCATTGACTGAGGTGAAATAGTATGACGTGGAAAAAGTCTTACTGGACAAAGTCTGGGATAGTTGAATCGTTTCGGTTTGTAATGTGCCAGCCGACAGGTTTGTTTGCAGAGGAAAAGGAATTAACTGGCGTTCAATCAGCAACCATTAATTTGTCTTACACAGGCTCCTCAAAGTATGGCGGGCAATTAGAAGTCATTAATTCAAATTGGGAGTGTAATCATGTAATCAGGATTTATTACACTGCTGAACTCCCCTCTACTGGAGACTCAACGACAATTTTGCTAGGTACTTTCTTCTCTGGCACCAGCGACCAGACATACGAAAAAGGAGAATACTCAGGGACTATTGACCTTTGGGGGACTCTCTTTCGTTACACTGAAACAAAATTGAACAAAAATATGACCTGCGCAAAAGGTTCAAAAATTGTTTCATGGTTCTGGAAATTAATGAAGATGGAAGGCTCAACAGGCAAGATTGCGTCAAACATTAAGACCAGTGCTAAGTTTTCGAAGACCGTGGTCTACGATTTCGGAAAAACAAAATGGGATATGCTGTCAAACATAGCCAGTAGGCTAAACGCAAGAGTTGAACTTGACGCAAAAGGTCAAATCTGGCTTAAGAAGAAAGTAGCGCATAGTAAACGAACGCCAACCTATACCGTTCCTACGGGAGCCGCTTCGGTCACTTTTGAGGGAGTTGAATATTCAAATACTGAGGCGGATGTTGTTAATCGTTATTACACAAAAGCAGAAATGAGTTATCAAGTCGAAGAAAAGTACAAAGACAAAAAAGGCAAGACGAAGAAAAAGAAAGTCACAAAGACGAATACTTACTATGGCTCGGCGCAATTAAGCAAATCGAGTGTTTATCATTTCTCTAAGCGTGGGCGAAACGTTGATAGTTCGGAATCTTATAGTGATTTGCCCTCTAGTATTGAAAAAATGAAAGACGAATCATCTGCGCAAAGGAAAAAGAAGGGCAAGGCAATTCAGAAGTGGCTCAAGGAAGAGGCGCAAGACGCATTGGCTAGCGTGGATTCAGCCTCTTATGAGTTCAAGTTCGACTCGCTGTACATGCCTTATACGATTGGAGACATGATTTGGTTTGAGTATATAGACTCGGCAGACGACTCGGGGATTAAAATTAAAGGGCTTGTAGAGTCTATTGACTATAAGATAAATGAGCGGGGATTAACCATGTCAACGACAATCAAATCTTACCAGAGAGCGAGGCTCTAGATGGCTAACTGGAACAGTTTTGTCAACTTGTTTAAAGAGCAGGATGACTCAGGCGAAGACAATTACAATCCGAATGCGGCTGAAACCTTCACCGTCATGGAAGATTCTGAAGACGGCACAACTAAAATCTCCTTCGCCGAGATTGATGAAGACGGCAACGAAGTGCCGCTCTACGATGCGAATGGTGAAGAGTTGCATGAGTTCGACGAGGACGGCAATGAACTTGACGAGTTAGCCATTCAATCAGGCGAAGTGCCCACCATCGGTTACGTTGCCGAAGGCGACACAGCGGTTGCCGTGCCTACCACAGATGGCGGCTACGTGGTAGTCGGCAGCGCAGGCTGGGGCGATGAAGTCCAAGCCACTCTCGCTGACAACACCAT